AGATATTGACGACTCGAGCGACCTCGCGAGAGATTGGCAAAACATAACTAACGACCGTTTTACCTATGGGGCTTTTCGGTCCGCCTCGGGCCTGGGGGTTGCCGTTCTTGTAAAGATAGACCCCTCAAAGCACTTGGAAAGCTTTTTATCTTTAGAGACTTACTACTTAGAAAACTTTCAAATTATACTAGATAAGAGCTGCAAAGATGTAACCCGGCCCCGCTTTGTATCTTACGACCCTCAGACCTTTATTAACGAAAGGGCGCCATTATTTAAGGCTATTGTTAAGAAAAAAACGCCAATTAATAAACTTCCGCAGATAATAACGGGAGAGTCGGACCTCGATTTTATTATCGACCAAATTAACGCCTCCGGGGTTGACTTAACGCGCGGGTCCTATGAAATATGGCTCGAGATAGGTTTCGCGATAGCCTCAGAGCTTGGCGAGAGTGGACGGCCTTATTATCATTCTATTAGCCGTTTTAACGAAAAATACGCGGCGGATATTTGCGACAAACAATATAATCATTGTATTAAAAGCGGAGGGTCCGGGGTTAAAATAGCGACTTTATTCTATTACGCTAAGGAGGCAAACCTCAACCTTGTTAGCGCTAAAACTAAGCACATTGTAGCCGTTGCGAACCAGGGCAAGAGAGGAGGACGGACAAAAGAAGACGTTTTAAAACTACTCGACCAAGTTAACGACATTAAAGGAAAGGACCCGGAGGCAATAGTCGAAAAGGTTTTTAATTCAAGCGTCGAGCTCAAGCTTACCGAGGACCTTACACCGCTTGAAAAATTGGAGCTTTTTATTAAAAATAACTATAACCTTAAAAGGAATAATATAACGCGATACATTGAGAACAACGGCGCCGAGGTTGACACGGTTTTTAGTAACTCGGTTTTTTTCCAGGTTAAGAGAATTGTATCGGATAAAATTCCGGTTGACACCGTCGAGAGGTTAATAGCTTCCGATTTCGTCGAGGACTATAACCCATTAATCGAGTTTTTAGAAAACAACGCCCATAACAGACCGGAGGGACTTATTGACAAGCTCGCCCAATGTATTGACACCGACACCGGCGTTAAAGTTTACGATGTGGACCCGGATTACAAATTTTTATTCATTCGTAAGTGGTTTGTTGGTATCGTTGCGAGTATTTACGGAGAGCACTCGCCGCTCTTATTGGTTTTAACCGGAGGACAAAACACGGGAAAAACTGAGTTTTTTAGGAGGCTCCTCCCGGAAGAGTTTAAACCATATTATGCAGAGAGCAAGCTCGACGCCGGAAAGGACGACGAAATCCTTATGTGCCAAAAGCTTTTAATAATGGACGACGAGCTCGGCGGAAAGTCTAAGCAAGAGGCCAAGAGGTTAAAAGAGTTAACAAGTAAGGACGAGTTTACACTCCGAGAGCCTTACGGTCGTAAAAATGTACGTTTGAAGCGCCTCGCGGTCCTATGTGGAACCTCTAACGACGAACTCGTATTAAACGACCCAACCGGTAACCGTCGTATTATTCCTTTAAACGTTTTAAAGATCAATCATAACTTATACAACTCAATAAATAAAAAGGATTTAATCCTCGAGGCTTACCACTTATTTAAAAGCGGTTACGATTATAGGCTTAACGGGGACGACGTTAAAAAGCTTAATAATAATACTATTGAGTTCGAGCAAGTAAGACACGAGGCCGAACTTATAAGCCTTTATTATATAAGGCCGGAATATGCAACGGGTAATAATACGGTTGAGCTTTTTACGGCAACCGAAATAAAGGCAAAGATTGAAGATAGCAGCGGCCAAAAGTTGAGCCAATGGAAAATAGGCCAGGAGTTGAAAGCTTTAGGTTTTGAGCAAGAAGTGCGGAAAATGTTCGGCAAAACGCAAAGATTATACAAAGTTGTTTGTCTTAGTCCGGAAGAAATGGCCGGCGAAAAGTACAAAAAAGAGGCAAAAGAGCAACCTCCGACAAATTTAGCGTTTTAAAAATATATTTTTTTTTGGGTAAAGAGTCGGCTAATTTTGGCCGGCTTTTTTTATGCTTTTTTGTTAAGTGGTTGATTATCAACTATGAAAGGTTACAGAGTTACAGAGTGGTTACAGAGTGAAAAAAAACTCTGTAACCGTGTAAGTCCCTAATAGTAAAAGAGTTAACAGACCGGTTACAGAGTTACAGTAAAAAAGTATACTTTTAACTTATTATTTTAAAAAAGAGCGCGTTTTTTTTTTATGCTTCATATTGTTATTATACCCTTATAAGAGAACGACTTTTTGTTAAACTCTGTAACTTTATCGTTTCCCTAGTGTTTACGGGGGCCTAGGGCGGTTACAGAGCGGTTACAGACCTTAAAACTCTGTAACCTTTAGAGATTTTAACGCCTTAGAGCCAACGGGGGCGGCGGTTTCGGCGGTTACAGAGTGGTGGAAACGTTTTTTTTACCCTTTTTAAGACTTATTTTTTTTATATTTAATCTTATGGCAAAAAAGAGCGAGGCAAAAATCCAAAGCGAGGTAATAAAATGGTTTTGGAATGAGTTTACAGAGTTTAGAGGGTTGTTATATCACAACTTTAGCAACCCAAGAAACGCAATAAACGGCGCCCAACTTATAGCCCTTGGATTAATTAAAGGAAATCCGGACCTTACCCTCGCAATCCCTCGAGGGGGTTACGGAGCTTTATATTTGGAGCTTAAAGTCCCAGGCCAAAAACCAAGAGAGGACCAAGTTAAGCAGATCAACCGGTTAACGGCCGCCGGTAATTTGGTTGAGTGGGCGGATAGCTCAGAGGAGGCGAAAGAAATTATTTTAAAATATATAAAATTATGAGTAACAAGTTAACAGATAAACAAAAATTTTTTTGTAAAGAGTATATAAAAGACTTTAACGCAACAAGAGCGGCCAAGGCCTCCGGGTACTCAGAAAAGACCGCCGGGAGGATAGGCGGCGACAATGTTCAAAAAGTTGAAATTCAAAAAGAGATCAAAAGATTAATGAGTAAAAGGATAGAACGTACCGAGATAAGCGCGGACCGAGTAGTCCAGGAGCTCGCAAAAATAGGATTTTCGGACGAGTTTAATATTGAAGGTTTCGACCGCTTAGACATGAAAGACAAAATAAAAGCGATTGAGTTATTAGGGCGCCACGTTGGAGCCTTTAACAACGACGAGAGCGGAAAGTCTACAATTAAGGTAACAATAGGAAAGCCTAAAAAATGAGTATAAACTTGCACCTCCCTCATTTCGAGGAGACGGTTAACGACCCTTTTAACGGCCTTTTTGAGAACGACGCGCGGCTTATCTTACTTTGGGGGGGCCGAGGCTCCGGCAAAACTCACGCGGCTGTTATGCTTATTGTTTACCGTATGTTAACGGCTGACTATTTTAAGGGTATATTGGTCCGGAAAGTTTACGACACGATTAAGGAGAGCCAATACGATAGTATAAAGCAAACTATCGACGACCTCGGGCTCTCTTCTCTCTTTGTGTTTAAGGTTTCGCCGCTCTCAATTACTTGCATGAATGGCAACAGATTAATAGCTCGGGGCCTGGATAAAGCGGAAAAAATTAAGTCTATAAAAGACCCCTCTTTTATATGGTATGAGGAGGGTAACGAGATCACGGAGGACGATTTTAACACGGTTTCCACTACCGTAAGGGCCAACAAGGCGGACTATTTACAAGAGATATTCAGCTTTAACCCGGAGAGCGACGAGCCGGATTTTTCTGATTTTTGGATATATAAGCGCTTTTTTACTCACACGGTCGAGAAAACTTTTAAGAACATTGTTGAGGTTGAGACCCCGGACGGAGTGGTCCCTTACTCGATAACCTCAATTCATAGCACTTACAGAGATAACCCTCACCTCCCGGCCTCAATTTCGGCCACTTATGAGGACTTTAAAAGAACTTCGCCCTATTATTACGGCGTTTATACCTTGGGCCAATGGGGGAATAAAGAGGTCGGTAATAGGTTTTACAAAACTTTTTCAATGGACTTTGTTAAGCCTTTAGAGTATAACGAGGCGCTCCCGCTTCATATATCTTTGGACGAGAACGTTAACCCTTACCTTACTTTAACCATACACCAGGCGGAGCGAGTGGGCGAGGTTATGGAGGTCCGGCAAATTGGCGAAATTTGTCTAAAAAGTCCACGGAATACACTCCGGGCCACTTGCGACGAGTTTAAAAAAATGTTTAGAGGCCACACGGAGAGCCTTTTTATTTATGGGGATAGGACGAGCAAGAAACAAGACACCAAGCTCGAAAAGGGCGAGAACTTTTTTACTCTTGCGGTTAATTACCTTAAAGAGTTTAACCCCGTGTTAAGGCTCCCGAGTCGTAACCCAGGAGTTAAGAGCCGGGGCGAGTTTATTAACGAAATTTTCGCCGGAAACGTACCGGAGGCGAGTATCTTAATAGGCTCGGAATGTAACAACACGGTCGCCGATTATCTTTATTTAAAAGAGGACGCGGACGGCTTAAAGTTCAAAGAGAAAACAACAGACAAGGCTACCAAAGTACGTTTTGAGAAGTACGGCCACACCTCCGACGCTAACGACTACCTACATTTAGAAATATTTAAACCACAATTTTCGCGCTTCATAGGGGGGGGAATAATTAAAAGGCCTATATTTGGGAGACGTAAACCATTAAAGCGCTATTAAATGGCTTTTTTATTTAAAGCGGACTTGGTCCGATATATTGACGAGGTACAAATTAACCAACTAACAGACTCTAACGATACGATCGTTAACGAGGCAATCGGAGACGCCGAGGAGCGTATTAACGAAATGATTGGCCAAAGAGTCGACACGGCGACGGAGTTCGCTAAGGTTGGAGCTCTAAGGCAAAGGTCGTTATTAAAGCACGCGATTAATTTAACAATTTTCTATTTATTCGAGCGCCTTTACACTGACGTACTACCGGAGGGCCGTATTAATGGTAAGGAAATGGCGGAGGCTTGGCTCGATGACATTGCAAAGGGTAACATTATGGTTAATTTGGCAAAAGTTAACGAGGCAAAAGAGAGCGGTTGGCCTATACGTTGGGGCTCTCAATTAAAAAAAGGTTCGCAAAATTACTAAGAAATGGGAATATTTGATATTTTTAACAGAAAGGAGCTAAAAAACGAGGCTAACGGCCCGGTTAAAAAGGCTAAAGATATAGGCGACAAGGTAATTAAACAACAACTTTACAGATTTAACCAGGAGCTTAAAAATTGGAAATTAGGAGTTGACAATTTCGAGGACAATTTTAGCCCTACAACGGTCGAGCTTATCCGAGTTTATAACGATATTGTTATCGACGCGCACCTTAGTGCTGCAATGGACTCTAGAATCTCAAAAACAACGAGTAAGGATTTTAAAATAATAGACGAGGACGGCGAGGAGCTAAAAGACGAGAGTTATTATTTTACGGCTCCGTGGTTTAGGACCTTTTTAAGGCTATCCCTTGAAAGTAAATTTTTCGGGTATTCATTAATTCAATTTAACGATTTAAAAGGGTATTGCTTCAAGAGTACGGAGGTTTTCCCGAGGGAATACGTATACCCACAAAAAGGCTCCATTAGGACGTCGCCCTTTTCGACTGAGGGCTTAATTAGTTATGAGGCTAGCCCTTACGACGCTTGGACCCTTGGAGTAGGTAACCCCTCCGACATTGGTCTATTAATGAAAGCGGCCCCTTTGGTAATATTCAAAAAAACGGCTCTCGGTTCCTGGACTGAGTTCGCGGAATTATTCGGCGCCCCTTTTAGGCTTGGTAAAACAGACGTAAGGGACGAGGAGCTCCGGGATAATATGTATAATATGCTCGAGAATATGGGCCGGAACGCTTACGGGGTTTTTGATAAAGACGACGAGCTCGAATTTATCCGAGATAACAAGAGCGACGCTTATAACGTATTTAACGAACTAATAGAGCGGACTAATAGCGAGCTGAGTAAGTTAATACTTGGGTCCACCATGACAATGGACGACGGAAGCAGCCGCTCACAAAGCGAAGTC